TCTCTAGGTCATTGAATGACTTTAGGCTATGGGTTTTGAACTCCAAAACGTGTTCAGTCTTTGGCGCACCGGGTACGCCCTTGCCGATACCGTCTAGGCTGCCGGATACATGACTGCCAAAGTCAACCCGGCGCTGGGTTCCTGACACGCTCATGCCAATGGCCCTCAAGTCGCTAATGATGATGGCCTCTTCATTAAAGCCGCGCCTAAATAGTCGCAAGATCCTGCCTTGGAATTTTTCTTGCACTGCCCACCTGAATGACAGCCAAAGCCAGCGTTCGCAGTGGTGGCCCAAAGTGCTACACCCCATATGAGCTCGGGGCTTCTCAGTCCTTGATTGATGGGCTTGGTCAATCAGGGAAGTTATGGTAATCTCTGGCTCTGGAATATTCATGTTGGTGGTTCCTGTTGTATGTTGCTATCTTGACCCCGCCGTCACAAGCGGGGTCTTTTTTTGCTTACTTCTTAATCCAAGGTGGAGCAGACTTGGCCGGTGCAGCACCAGCAGCAGGACCAACTGGTTTGAATGGTGCAACAGCAGCCGGGGCTATGCCACCAAGGGCTTTGTAACCCTTTATCTCATTCCCCGCGTACTCGCCCGTTTTGACCACCAACTTGATGCCTAAGTTCCCGCCAATCAATTGGTCGGTGTTAGTCACCTTTGCCAAGCCAATGGCTCGCATGATCTCTCCAAGCTGCTGGCGTCCAATCTCCTCGGCCTTAGTACTAGCGTTCTTGATGTTCAAGTTGCCAAACACCACGCGCCCCTGATGGCTTGGGCCAGTGATGGTGTATTTGCAAGAAATGTATTTGCCGTCACCAGCCTTCGTGACTTTCACCTCAGCACTAGTGATAGTGGCGTTGTACCAACCCTCCGGCAGTGGTTCAAAATTGGAAGTGCTTTTTGGCAGCGAGTCAGCGTTAAATTCTTCGTCAAGGAAAGCCATGATTAGTCCTTAGAAATTGTGAAAGTGGGGCGTCCGGGAGTGGACGTGATGGCACCAAGCAGGGGCTGGGTTACGGCGTCGGCAGCCGCACCCCATGCCTTTGCATTGATCTCGGGTTTCCAGCGGAAAAGGCTGGAAAGGTGTTCAGATAAACCGGACTCAGCGGCCAGCATCTGCAACTTGTCAGCATCAATCTTCTTGTTGATACGGCCTTCCATCTTAATGACGTAGCCGTCAACCTCACGCTTGAGAGTGCCGTCCAAATCTTTTGGGATAGAGAACTCAGCGACCATTTGGTCTTCCAGTTCCCGGCGCTCAGCCACCGCAGTAGCCTCCAGCTTTTTGGCATCAAGCCAGCGTTGGTAAAGGTTGCTCATGGCTGCTCCTGACATTCTCTAACGTACTTGGTAAGGGAGGCAAGGGAGTAATTAGCGTCACGCACACACTTGGCAAACTCGTCCAATTGAGCGTCATCCATCTGGTGAATAGCCATGCTTTTAATGTGTTCCACATTGGCTGAGAGTTCTCCCGACCACATAGCAATAAGTCCTACTGAAGGTTTGCTCATGCCACACCCCCGATTTTGTTTATGATCTCGCCCAGATCAGGCGCTTCCCAGCCACCCAGCTTGCCTGACCTATCTTTAGCAAGCCACAGGCCGTCGCTGTCGCACATCAAAGCGCGTTGTGTATTGCCCTCGGCATCCTTCTCAACCCTCAAAGCCAAGACTTCATCAAAGAAGTAAGGCAATGCCTGTCCGGTCTTGTTACCCGGCATTGATGGGCTGTACAGCACACGCCCCATCTCATCCTGAGTCTTCTCCAACTTAGCGGTCATAAGCACATGCTTGCTCGGAAGGTCGCGGAATGAGCGAATGATGTCAGCCATTTGCTCTTGCATTGCACCGTATGCCGCCCTCGGATCTTTGTTGATCTTCTTCTCATGGTTAAGGCAGACTTCAGCAATTTCGGAAATTGAATCTAAAGCCACACTCTTGTACTCGGACTCCAGTACCCAGCTGTAAGCCTCACGTAAGTCTTCCATTGAGGTAATCTCAATGTAAGGCAAGTCAGCATCTTGGATGGACAGCAAACCACCCTCCGCTGATAGAACGACAGGGTGTGGTAATGTCTTGATCAAGCTAGTCTTGCCAGCCCCAGCTTGCCCATAGACAAGCAGCTTGACACCATTGGACGAAATGCCGCCGGTGCGTTTTAACGATATAGCCATATGGCTCTCCTTCAGTTTGCGTTACCGTCTGGACTCAGTTCGTAACGTGGTTGCATTGTAGCACGGGTTCATGTTACAGTGTCAACAACTTTTTAACAAAAGATTGAAAAATAAATGGCAGACCTATCAAACATCCTTGGCGGCCCTTGGTCACCACCCCCTCAAAAGCACGTTGATGCACCTGACATCCAGCTAAAAGATGCCATGTTGGCCGCAGGGCTGAAGCCACCAGATGTGATCTCTTTGGATGGCAAGTTGCATCGTTTTAACAGTGGCACCAAGGGAGAAAAAGGCCATGACAAGCCGGGTTGGTATGTTGCCTTCAGTGATGGTGTACCAGCTGGGCGCTTTGGCTGCTGGCGCTTGGGCTTTGAATCAAGTTGGAAGGCAGACATCGGTCGCAGTCTGACACCAGTAGAGGAAATGGCACAGTCTCGGCGCTTGGCAGAGGCCAAGACCCAGCGTGACGCAGAGGTGAAAAAGGCGCGGGAGGTTGCCGCTAATACCGTTGATCTGATCTGGTCGCAGGCCGGGGCAGCAAGCGCAGAGCATCCGTACCTACAGCGCAAGGGCATCAAGACGCATGGCGCAAGGATTACAGGCGACGGCAGGCTGATGGTGCCACTTTACTCAGTAGACGGAGAACTCTCTAGCATCCAGTATATTGACCATCAAGGCAACAAGCTGTATCACCCTGGTGGCCAGACCGGCTCAATGTTTTGGATGCTTGGAAGCATGGATGATGCGACCACTCTCTACATTGCCGAGGGCTTTGCCACAGCCGCCACCATAGCGGAGGTCACAAGCCAGCCCTGCGCGGTGGCATACAGCGCATCCAACCTTGTGCCGGTGACGGGGATCTTGAAGGAAGGCCATCCAACGCTAGACATTTGCATCGTCGCTGACCATGACGCTAGTGGAGTTGGGCAACGCTACGCTGAGCAGGCTAGCGCAAAGTATGGGGTACGCATGACAACACCGCCAGTGCTAGGAGATGCCAATGATTACGTTCAAGCAGGGCATGACTTGGCGCTGCTTTTAAAGCCTGTTGTAGCAACTGACTACCTTATCCATGCAGATAGCTTTTCAGAGCAGCCTGCACCCATTGCGTGGCTTGTGAAGCACTGGATACAAGACAAGGCTTTGGTGATGGTGCATGGTCCAAGCGGTGGCGGTAAAACGTTCGTGACGTTGGACTGGATGCTGCACATTGCTAGTGGAAAGACTGAATGGTTTGGTCACAAGGTCAGACCAGGCAACATGGTGTACTTAGCCGGTGAAGGGCATCACGGACTGCGAAGTCGGATAGCAGCATGGAAGCATCACAACAACGTCAGCAACTTGAATATGTGGGTCAGCAAGTCGGGTGTAGACCTCAACACCGCCGAGGGGTACTTGAAGGTTGTGGAAGCTATACGAGCTCTCAAGATCAAGCCTGATGTGATCACAGTGGATACCTTGCACAGGTTCATGGCCGGTGATGAAAACAGCGCCCAAGACGCCAAGACCATGCTAGACGCTTGTGCTGCACTTATGCAGGAGTTTGGCTGCACGGTTATTCTGGTTCACCACACAGGCGTCAGCGAGGAAGCCCAGCACCGAGCGCGAGGCTCATCCGCATGGCGTGGCGCATTGGACATTGAGATCAGCGTAGTTCCTGCTAAGGGTGACAAGTCTATTGAGATCGTGCAGCGCAAGAGCAAAGATGCTGAGATGACCACTCCAATTTACGTTGATCTTGAGTCAGTGGCAATCCCTGACTGGTTTGATGAGGATGGCGAACCCGTCACTAGCGCAGTGATTGTCAAGGGTCAGATGCCAGAGTCTAAGCAAAAGAACAACGGCGAACTTTTTTCAGACTTTGAGAAAGCATGGTGGTCATCGGGTGCTGAAGATAGAGGGGGGGCACCGTACCTTACTAAATCAGTGATGCGTGACTATGCTGTGATTAACGGAATTTCGGCCTTCCCCAAGTCAAAAGAGAAAGGATCTAGGCGAAATTTGATTGATGGTAAAGCACCATATATCACAAAGCTGATTGAGGCCGGATTGATTGAAGCCTATGAGAACGGCTGGATCGTCATTGACCCTGGCACTGCCAGCGGCATGATGCTCAAAAAATAGTTGCAACAAACAATTTACTTGTGCTAAACTTCTTGACATGAACAGACTTACCCAACTCAAAGCTAAGTTGAGGGCCGCTCAGGCTGAACTTGCAATCCGCACCCGAACGCACAACAGCGCGTCACGGGCTTATCAAAAGGTGACCGCCCATATCACCGAACTGGAGAAGAAAATTGTTGACTTGGAGAAAGTTTCAAAGTGAGCTGCCAAATTACAGTGAGGCCGACCTGTTGGCTTTATTGGAGGAAGAACGAACTAAACACCGCAGAGTGTCAATGTTAGAGCGTATCCATCAAAGGTACTGCACTGTGAGAGCCAACCGAGAGCGAATGGAAATATTAAAACAAGGAAAACAACCATGAAAAACTTAAACATCTTCCGCCGCCTTAACGAGCTTGAGACTGCGAACCTGCACCTGCAGGTCATGCTGAAGAGCGCACGTGCAGACATTAAAAACTTGCAAATAAAAATGGACAAAACAGCAACGCCAAAACCAGAACCTAAAGTTAAGACAACCAAACAAATATTAAAACAGCAAGAGTACTCCCGCAAGTACTACCTCAAAAAGAAAGCAAAAAAATTAGCAGCGATGGAGGCAGCATGACATTGACCCAACAAATCAAACGGCTGACCCGCCGCCTGACCCCTGTGGAGATGGCAGCGGCAGAGTTGGCCGAGGCTGAACTGCATAGGCTGGAAGCACATAGTGCAGTGGAATATGCCAGCAGCGTGGTGTCTTACGAGGACGCCCGAATCAAACGATTGAGAAAGTTCCTAGCCGACGCGGAGAAACAAACATGAGCATACTAGAAGAGATTAAAGTAAACCGCACCCCCACACACATGGTGCGCCCCGCAGCTATCGAGTTGCAGAAGAAGACCAAGCAGACGCTTGGGGAATACGTGGAGCGCGAGAAGCTGCCCGGTGAAGTCAAGGCGGCAGATAACGATCTGTGGCAGCGACCAGTGTACCGCTCCGGTGACGGTGACAGTATGCGTCAGGTTGTGCGCGAGGGGAGTCTGAAAGCGTTCAGTTTGCCAAGCAGGGGGAATCGGACATGAGTGGCGGACACTTTAACTACAAGCAGCACCATCTGCTTGAGATCTCGGAAGACATTGAATCTGCCATCTTTAACAACGACAGCACCGAAAAGAATGAGTGGGGCAACGACATTGGCAACCGCTTTAGCCCTGAAACTATTGCCGAGTTTGAGAAGGCGGTGAAGGCACTCAAGATGGCCTATGTTTACGCTCAACGCATCGACTGGCTGCTAAGTGGTGATGATGGTGAAGATAGCTTTCACAAGCGGCTACAAACACAATTGAAGGAGTTGGCATGAAAGACGATGACGTAGAGGATTTATTCAAGTACGGCTGGCTAGATGCCACCGTAGCCATTGTTATTGCGCTGTTGGCAATAGTGGCCCTGTTTTTCTTTGCGGGGTATTTGACATGAACCGACTACTACACGCTGCCGCCCGTGGAGCGAGGATACAAGCACTTGACAAGAACTTAGGGTGGATATTGAGTAGCCATTGCCCGCTTGCACTGTCCAATGACACCCGACCATACCGCATACACCCCGAGGATGAACACTTGGCTTACGGCCCTATCAGCACGCCGCTGCGGGAGATGGCTGAAGACGTTGTTTGGAATGGAGATTGGGCATCCTTTCTTGCGGGTAGTATTGCAAACGAATTTACTGATCATTTTTATCGGGCGCAGTGTGAGCCTAACGACCAGTTGTTTTATCTTTTTTTGGCCGAGTTTCTGGCTGATGAGGGGATGTGATGACAGGATTTGAATCAAAGCGCCAGATGGCGAAAGCCAAGCTGGACGATGACGATGCACAAGGCTACACAGGATATTACTGCGTAGTATGCGGTAAGTTTTTACCAGCAGATGAGCATGGCGGCGTTATTGTGCATGACGATGTGCCGCACCCTGCTGATATGGACTTTGAAGACGAGGAAAAGCCGCAATGACCCCGTTAGTCAAAGAAATGATCAAGATGGTATCGGTGGCTGATCTTGACCCAACTCAAATGCAATGGTTTGACGTAACCGGAGCAATTAAGGAATACATTGGCTATGACCAAAAAAAGTATTTGTTGCATCCAGCACCTTACAAAAACATGATGTTGTGCGGCAAGACAGCGCAGGGTGACTTTATGCTGTCAGTGTTGGCTGAACCAGCGGCAACCATTGTGACGGGTTGGATCATGAAACCAACGGGGTACAAAACCCTTGGGACTTTTCTTTTTGCTGAAGATAACGGGGAGCCAAAAGTTGGACCGGTAGACAAACCAATTGACCCGCAAGACCAGTCAATGATGTGCGCGATTGTGGCTATGTTTTACGCATCGTTGGATATGCCCGTAGAGGCTTACATCCCAACACCACACAAGGCCAACGTAAGCAGAGCCAAGCATGGATTGAGGCCTTTGTACGACTGGCACACAATAGTCATTGAGCCGCCCAAGCCGCAGGCAGAGTCTCGCGGTGGAACACACGCAAGCCCACGCAGGCATCAGGCCAGAGGCCACTGGCGCACATACAAGTCTGGCAAACGGGGCTGGGTCAAGGAATGTTGGCGGGGCAATGCCAGCAAGGGGACGGTGTTTAAAGACTACGAACTGAAGGATGCACCATGACAGGATTTAAATCAAAGCGCCAGATGGCGCAGGCCAAGATGAACGATGACGACGACACGCAGGTCTATGCTGACACGCTGTTGATTGTGTACCAGCGAGGTTTTGCCGATGGCAAGAAAGCTGCACAGCGCAAGCCGTTGACCGCAACCGCAATCGGAAACATGATGCCAAGCCAAATACCTATGGAATACGACGGCCCTCTGATGGAGTTTGCCCGTGCCGTTGAAGCCGCCCACAACATTAAGGAGGGGACATGAGTGACAGAGAAACCATGCAGCAGGCGCTGGAGGCGTTGGAAAGTGGCTTGGCATTTCATGCACATTCCGCTGTTTTACAAAACCTACGCACCGCGCTGGAGCAGCAAGCCGAGCCGGTGGCGGACGGTAACAAAGTGATTTGCCCAGCCTGCTGTCACCAATTTCGTGCGATCCCTACGTCGGTGCAAACGCTTATGTTAAACGCTGGATTTGAGCCACCATTCGTCACCCCACCCGCAGCACAGCGCCCGTGGCAGGGTCTGACGGATGAAGATGTAAACAGAGAGTCCGCCATGATTGCCTCACAAATGAAGCTGGCATTTCATGCTGGGATGTACGTGGCCCAACAGATTTTGAAGGAGCGCAACACATGACTGTCTGGCCCTTTCCCACTGAACTGCCAAAGCCGCAGCCAAACAAGCCCATCCCTTTTAATCCAGCCAATCACGAGGACGCACCGTGGTAAAAGATGATGAGGACTTTGAACGCATCATGCACGAGCAAAAGTACAATATGAGAGACAAACGCATTTCCAAACAGAAACGAGTAGGGGAGCCGCTGTCAGTGGTCTACTCAATTAAAGTAACACAAAGCCAGCGCATTGCAGTAGCACGTCTGGGACCACAATGGATGAGGAATCAAATTGAACGATCTGCCGAATTTTGCAGCCTGGGAACGGACAACACTGGACAAGTTCGCCCTAGAGACGTACCTAAAGTTACAGGTCCAACAGGATCAAATTGAGCAGTTAAGAGGTGACCTCAAGGATGCCATTGCGGCTTACCGAACGCTCATAAAAGAACCCCGCCGAAGCGGGGTAGAAAATTGACAACTGCGTCAATATTTTACTTTACTTTGTCGCGGTTCCTCAATGCTTCTTCAATGTCTGGCCCTTGAATTGGGTTCTCACTGCGATTTTGCAGCGCTTGCTCAATGTCAGTAGTCGGTGAAGTCATGTCAAACTCAGTGGCTGCGGGTGCTGGATAGATTGCGCTAGTTGTGCCCGTCACAGTGCCAGCTTCACCTAGAGTAGCTTTGAACTTCTT